CAATGCTTGACCATCATGCTGGAGTTCTTTCCAAAAGTTATATAATGGTTGATAAAGATCATTAACCCATATTTTTAAATGGGGGAACATCTTAGTAACATACAATGCTACAGATCCACCACCCACAAATGGTTCCCTATATTCTTTATACTTGTTTAAGTCTGGAAAATGTTGTGCTAGTTTAGTACAAGCACGAGATTTTCCACCAGGATAACGAAGAGGAGTCTTTAAAGCTTTCATTTGAATTCACACTCAACCATAATTTCTGTAAGACAAGCAAGGAGATTTATTTCTTGGTCTGCGACAAAAGCGATCTGGTACTGATACTTAGCAATAATGAGAACAGCAGCAGCAATGCTAGGCCCTTCAAGGGATGTAAGAAGAGCATCGTAAATGCGACGCAATAATACAGAAGGATCATTGTCCAAGTTATTGACACACCATTTACGTACTTCTGGAAACTTCTTTTCTTTGAGATTTTTAACGAGATCATTTATGTTAACATCCGAGAAACTAGCAAGTATAGATGAATCGATTTTACCACCAACAGAATGTCTTTGACATTCATTTAAGATCCTTCTCCAGTCAGGGAAGTGTTTGTTGATAAGTTCGGCAAGGACTTTCTTATCACTTTGAATCCGTTCGGTGTCCAAGATCCAGTTAAGACGCTTGAAGAATTCTCCTGCGATTGCTGGTTTGTCTTTCCTTGAGATTCCAAACTCGATGACTGAACATCTGCTATGGAGGGGTTCAATGATTCTGTTTTTGAAGTTGCAGGTAAAGATGAATCTACAATTTTTGTAGAAGGATTCAATGTTGGCTCTGAGGAGGAGTTGTACGTCATGAGTGGTATTATCGGCCTCATCTATAATTATAACCTTATGTTTCTTATCAGAATCCATAAGAGATACAGTCGAAGCAAAATTCTTCGCCTGATTTCTAACAGTATCTAGGAACCTTCCTTCATCAGATCCATTGATAACATAATAATCTACACCAAGTTCTTCACATAATGCTTTCGCAACTGTGGTCTTACCTATGCCTGGTGGGCCTGACAACAATAGATTTGGAATCTCACCTTTCTTTAAAAACTCTGTAAAAGTTTTCTTAGTAATTTCTGGGAGTATACAATCATCTATCTTCTTGGGTCTATATTTTTCGACCCAGATAAATTCATCCCTCATTTTTAGGTTCCCTCAGCATCATGAATGGTTTAATCAACTCTAACAAATCCTCAGCATTACGCTTTGATTTCATTTGTGCAACAGCATCTTCCCAATCAGCATAAGTACTTTCAGGATTGATGTTTGCCATCAAATTAATCTGTGCGATTTGTTTCAGAGTATTATCATCCATTTTACTGACGGTATACTCAGTATACTCTCTGATGAAATCCTCTCTCGTAATGTGTTCCATGATAAAAGTTAGTTAGTTCTCCGTTCATATGCAATGACGGCAACGCCTACAAATAATCCAACAAGGATAAGATCCAATATTGGTGTTGATGATGGGTACTCCATTAATCCTCCCATGTAACATCTGGTTCAAGTGCTATGTAGTATGTAAGATCATATTCTGATGACTTAAATTCTGATAACAACTTCTTAGATATCTTAACTTCATATGTGCCAGGCACAATCTTAATATTCTCTACCTTAAAATGTAATCCAAAAGTCTTAGTAGTTTCGCCAACAACAATAGAGAAATCATTAGAAGTATCATTCTTACGATCAGATACTACCATCTTAATCTCTTTACCATCACCCACGACAGATAAGTCTGTAAGATGATAAACAGATGCAGCCTTAAGAAGTCTATCAAGTTGGGCACTCTTAAGTGTAAACTCAACATCAACTGAAGGAAGAGTAATATTTTTCTCTGGCGGAGAAACAATTACACTAGGATCTGCAAAGAAATATTTCGATCTTTGTTTACCCTCCTTCACTGTAACAAAACTCTCACCAGTAAAATTAAGTTCTGGTTCATGGAATAATCCAAGAGAATTTAAAAACTGACTAAGATCATATACACCAAACTCCTGTGGAAAATCTTCATCTATATTTGCCTCTGCAAGGATATTCTTCATAACTGAGATAGTCCTCAGTTTATTACCTTGTTTGAATAAAATCGATTGATTGATAGTAGCAAAATTCTTAAGAAGATTAACGGTTCTATCAGACAGTTTCATTGGTGTTTTAGTTTTCATTATGTAAACCAGCAAAGTGGTATAAGAGTGTACAATAATGGATGGCTTTCAAAATGTCAACTTTTGATTTCCCATCCTTTTTGCCGAATCTAGAAAGATATTTGATGGCATTGGATCGGCAAAATGCTTCAGCATCTCCAATACCTTCTATTAGATCTAGTGTTTGAATCCCATCACCACTAGTATAGTGAGAACCATAGGTACTTGCAATGTAGTTCTTTGCTTGATCTAACATCACAGCTTCATTGTACTTATAGAAAACTCTACCAGATTTACCAACATGATCTCTCATATCAGCATCAGCCAATGAGTGATGTCGAACACCCGCTTTAGGATCAGTTTGTGGTACTAGTTCTCTGTCCATAGGATTTTGCCCAGGCAACCTACGATACACAGTCTTGCCACCATCAGGAGATTCATAAATGTACTTACGATTCTTCTCCTCAATTCCAGGCATCATTGCCTCTTGATATTTCTTATCATTCTCTAGTTGTTCCATTGTGTAATCATTCCCAAAAACTTCTGGAGTCCCAAAATGATGTGACCGCTGATCATCAACATCAGCGAGTTCTACATTAGGTGGCCATGCAGTTCCAGGCGTCCATTCATATCCACCATGATCTTTTACCCACTGTTCACTCTCTTCCGCACTACTGAAACTTAGACTATCCTCTCCAGCACCAAAATAACTAGCGTAATCTACAGGTTGTGCAGCACCTATAACAGTGTCACTACCAAAAGTGATAGTATCATTTGCAGGTGGAGCAGGCATAGGATTACCCACTACACTGTGACCATCTTCTTTCCAAAAATCTTGGCTGGACTCATCATCAAATCTCTTCTCCTTAACCTCACGGACATCACCATGTCCATCTACTCCTTCTTTTGTCATAATCGGATAATCCTCATCAAGTGTGCCGTTTAATAAAGAACCCAATAGGCTCCATGCATTAACCATAACAGAATAGAAAATCGTTTACAAGACTTTCTGCTTTTTCTTTACCAAACTTACCAGAAAGATATCCTCCTACTGGATCAAGTTTAGTCATGTAAGCATCGAAGTCTTTATATACTTCTGTATCCATACCAGTTGGACTCTTACATTCTACCATAGTTTGATAGGCCGTCAAGTACTTCTCAAACATAGGTAAATGGTCATCCACTTCATCAGCAGTACAATACGCAATGTAAATGTTCTCTGAGAAATGATTGCCTGGTTCAAAGAATCTATAATCACCTTTACCTTTAGGCAGACCTTCAACACCAAACAAAAGATTCTCTGTAGGATGTTGAAAATCAAATACGATGATTACTTTCTTTTCAAAGAAACCCATCAGATCCATACCAAAACAAGGAAGATTTTCTCCAGTCTTAGGATAGATTATGTTGTTATAGATATTGGATTTTTCACTCCATATATCCACAGCACGAGATTTTAAGAAATGTTTATTCTTGAAGATCTCTGCCTTCAAATGAGTTCCTTTTGCCTCCCAATCTGCCCATGTTGAATCATGGGCTAGATCAGGAAATGTATCAAACAGAAGGGATTTGTAGTTCTTCCACAGATTCTCCATCTTCACCTCCAAAGTTAACGTCAGCATCGACCTTATCGTAGAGATCTAAGAAAGCCTGTTTGGTTTCATCATCAAAACGATTAACACATACTTCAATTGCTTTCTCTTTGTTCTTCCAAATCTTGAAAGCTTTTACTATGTGTACTAAACGGCGAGTACTAATAACCTCTTCTACTCCACCATCATAGAATGTCTTCCTTATTATATCACCCCAGTCAACCAATCTCTTACAGAAATCTTTATCATCACACAGAAGACTTAAGATTTTTTCTTCTGTTCTTGGGTTGGGGTAGGACTGCTCGAAGGTGACTGGGAATCGTTCAAGGAAGGCCTCATTAAGCACGTTAGTTCCAATAAATCTTCCGTCGTCTGAACCTTTACCTTTAGTATTTGCGGTGGCGATGACGTTGAATCCTCTGGCTGGCTTAACATACTTTCCAATTTTTTTAAGGAAAACACCAGTTCCCTCAAGGATGCTCTGAAGGCAGAGGATCTTGTTAGAGGCAAGGTCGATTTCGTCAAGGAGCAAGACTGCACCTCGTTCGAGTGCTTCAATGACTGGGCCATTGTGCCATACGGTTGCACCGTTAACAAGACGGAAACCGCCAATAAGATCATCTTCATCTGTTTCAATAGTAATGTTTACACGAATAATTTCTCTATTCAATTGA